TCTCGAAAATTGTTAAGGCGGTAACGTCTTCGAGGGTTCAAATCCCTCCCCCTCCGTTTTAACAGGGATTTTCATTGACTAATAAGATTAATAAGATTATCATTTTTGTTATTCTTATTAATTAATTTCGGGGGAATTATGGGGGAAGATGAACTAAAAAAAATTAATCTTCAATTATCACGGATTAAAATACGAGAGAAAAATGGGCGGCTTTATCTTCGCGGTAGATTCCCTATTAATGGGGCTTTGGTTCGCAAAGAAATTGCTCTTAATGCTAAGGCAAATAAAGAGGGCTTTAGGTTGGCGATCGCTAAGGCTAAAGAAATTGAGTCGCAATTATTATTTGATAAGTGGGAGTTAATAGAAAAACAAAAATTGACGGTAGAGAAGGCGATAAAAGATTTTACTGTTGATTATTGGCAGAAATTTGAGAAGACCATAACGAGAGAATATAATTGGCATAAAAATCAAGGTGCTTATTTTGCGGAATTACCTGAAGATGAATTATTCAATAAGCAATTTTTACAAAAGGCTGTGACCAGTTTTCCCTCTGGTAGTTATGCACAAAAAAGATTCTGTCAATTGATTCGTCCAGTGGCAAAATTTCATCATATCGAGTTTGATTTTTTGCCTTATATGAAATATAAAAGCCCTGATATTAATTTTAAGGAATTACCAACGGATGAATCAATCAGATTGGCTTATGAGAATGAGGAATATTTACCCCATAAATGGACTCTGGGAATTTTGGCTACTTATGGTATTCGCCCTCATGAATTTTTCCGTTGTGATTTTGCTTTTGAAGAATCACCACCTGTTTTATATATTTGGAATAACACAAAAACCAGTACTAGAACGGCTTATCCTTTGATGATTAAAGGAGTTGATTTTCTTAATATTCCAAATCAATGGAGTAATTTTAATTTTAGGGTTGATCCAAGTAGCCGTGCTAATGGGCAGGTATCGCAAAATATCACAGCCTTTTTTAGAAAATATCCTTTTACCCCTTATCAATTGCGTCATTATTTTGCGGTGAGAGGAGCAATAAAGGGATTGTCTCCCGTGATTTTGTCAAAGTGGATGGGTCACGGGCTGGATGTTCACTACAAATATTATGGAAGTTTAATCGGTGATCGAGAGAGTGCAAAATTATGGAATGAGAATTTTAATTTAGATAAATATTAGATCCATTTAAGGTGATATTTTGCTGACTGGTAATATTGAGATTGCCTTCTATATTAATATTTAAGGTTTGATTCTCTCGACTCCACTCAATATTTATACCGTTTTCTCCTATTAATTTGATGCCACCCTGTACGTCAAAAGTTAGGAATTTAGTCGTTTTGTCATATTCAAGTTTTGTGCCATCTTCAAATTCTATTAAGTGTTTCCCTACACTTCCTTCTGGTGGTTGATTTTTCTCGGTATAGAAACTACCGAGTATTATGCCATCTTCACAATTTTCGTCTGTTAAAATGACGACACGATCCCCTATTTTTGGCATATAGTAGGCTTTATCTGTACCTGTTAGGGGGAATAAAACTGGTAATGGTTGGGTTAAAATACCCGGTTGCTTGTCGGTTAATTTTACCCTTGCTTTTCCGAGGGGTGCAGAATCGGCATAATTTGTGCCGTCAATATTGCCTATTCTCCATACTTGTTGTCTCATTTATCTTCTATCCAAATTATTATTTTGTTACCAAAATTTTCAAATTTAACATTAACTTTATATCGATTAGAATCTAATTTTGTTAATAATAAATAATCTCGAAAAGCGTAATATAATTGATCATTTCTTTTTGAATTTTCGGTGTATGAATTGACAAAAAAAGAGTGAGAGTAATAAATATTAAAATTGAAATTTATCATAATAAATCTTCTTGGGCTAAGTGTATTTGTCCATCCCACTCACCTTGTTTATAGGCATTTTGGGCGGTAAGGGGTGAATATATTCCGAGTTCAATATTGGCTGCATCTCTTTGAGTTGCCTGAACTTGGGCTTCTATTTTTTCTAATGGTGTCAATTCTACTTTGGCATTAGCTGATACTTCTATCTCTATCTCTGTGGGTAGTGGTGCATCTTTGGCAAACATTGCGTATCGCAACAATTGCTCGTAAGGCTCTACCCAATTATCAGTCATCCAGTTATTTTTATGACTATTCCAATCGTACCTTTGAGCGAGTCCTGCGGTTTGCTGAGTGCTTAATGCTCCTCCAGAAGTTGATTTATTAAATAATTTATATTCAGGTAAATCAACTTGAGAGATGAGAGCATCTTTAAGAAGTTCCATAATTTGAGATGCTCCTGCATAGGATCGAGTAACGTAATTAAAGCTCTCCTCGTCCATGTCTAGCAACAAGGCTTTCATTACACTTCGCCCCATTTCTGCGGAATATAACCTTTCTTGGATTTGTTTTTGTCTAGTGTTAGTTCCAGCTCTTAAATCTTCTTTTAGAGCTTGACCTAATCCTTTAAAGCCATATACGCCCTGATCATAGTCGGCTAACATTGCAGACCCTGCCATTAATCCCTGTTGCCACGCTGACCATGTGTCAAAGACTTTCTGAATAACAGAATCATTGTAGCCACTATTATAAGTTAGGGCATCATCGTAAAGTTTAGTGCCTGAAAATCTTAAAACTCTGGTATGATGCCACGTTTTTTCAAAGTCATTAAACCAAACTGAGTAATAGTCTGGGTTGTGAGAATCTTTTGTGTCAGGATAAATCTCGTATCGTGTCAATACTTTGAGCCATTCAATTGACTGAATTGTTTTTTCGTTGACGGGTTCTTTGGGATCTTGACCATCCGCAATACCGATCAATATAAAGCCATCTCCGTGTTGTCTTCCTAAAATTGATGCTTGGGTAAAGGCTTCTTTTACGCCAATTTTACCTTTTTTTGTCTTTAGTTTTTCAAGGTAATGATAAAGTTCACCAACGGGTTGTTCTGCCTGATTCTCAAGCCTAATCTGTTTTATGGACATCCAATCCCTACGACATTCAAGAGGGAAACAATTAACTAATCTAGTTAAAAGTCCTTCACTACGATAAAGATTTTCAAGATCCCTTTCGTGTAGTCTTGATATTTGATTGACGTGAAAACGTTTTGTTTTGTCCCTAGTCGTTCCTATTCCTGTTAGTGGGTTAGAAAGCCCTGAGAATATTTGATTTAGTCCGTGAGAGTCGAAATTAGTTACTTCTATTTGCTGTGACATTACACTACCATTGTTGAAAAGACATAATTTGATTCATCATTACCTACCGCTTGACCATTACCAGCACAACCACACAGAGAATCTAGCCATGTTTGAACTTGCCATCCGATAGGCACTTCTGTATTTTGAGAAATATCTAGGGATTGCTGAATCCTAAGATTAGCTTCAATTACTGGGCGTAAATTCATTTTATCTTCTTGGAATCTAAATTTTGCACTACCACTTGCTTCGGTAATTGTCTGTTCTCCTTTACTTGTCCACATGGTAAGAGCGGCGACTAGGTAAGGGCGATATTCGATTATCCCTTCGATCATGCCCTTAGATTGATTAAGTATATCGTTTATATAATCGTCTCTGGTTTCATCAGTTTCTGCTAATCCTGATTGGAGTTTTACCATATCAAAAGCGTTATTTATATTTGAAAATGCCATTTACTTACCTTTTTTCTTTTTGTTTTGTGTCCATAAGTTTTGTATTTCTTTCAATAGGCTAGGGAAAATGCGCATCCAAATCTCAGGAGAAGAAATAGCAGAAGCTGTCATTACTCCTTTAGTTATCGGATCTGTATTAAAGTCAAATCCGAGAGAAAATTTATCCCTATTTATCAAAATTTCTTCATCATCACTTACTGAAATTTTAGCATCTAAAATAATTAATTTTAACCATTTAATAAACACATCTATATCAGTTATAAAAACCATCTCTGCTATTCTTTTACTCATTTCCTGTTCTGAAAACATTTAACTATTTTTTAATAAAAAATAAAACTTTCTGATTGATTCCTGAACTTAACAGTGTCATTAATTGTGGATAATTTATTGATATTTTCTAAGTAGTTTTTAAAATCTAACCAAGTTTCTTTAATATCCGAAAAACTTTTTTTAAAATAGTCTGTTTGGATATAACGATTAATCTCTTTCAACATATACTCAACCATATATTGAGAGATTAATTCTTTATTTTTTTTCACATTTTTGACAAACTCACTTGGAGCATAAGTATTGCGTTTTAAGCAATAATCAAACGCATATAATATTAAGTTTGAGTGAATCTCCCACTTTTGTACTAACGATTCTGTCATATCTGAGTTTATTTTTCGATGGTGTCATTTACTGCTTTAATCTTCTCCAGATAGAGGACTGCATCCATTAATTCCTCTTGTAAATGATTTAACCAAGAATCAAAATGGGCGTCATTTTCTTCTAAAGTCGTGCCATATTTTTTTATCCCTAATTGTGACCGTTTATCATATTTATTTTTGACTAATTCAACAATATTATCTTTCATAAATTATTAGTTACTTAAGAGAAAGTTATTACAATAATTTTAACATATTAATTAATATTAATAATCAAATATTATCTTTATTTTAAGTACCTAAAATACTGGCAATTCCTCTTAATTGTAAACAAGCCCATGCACCTGATGAAGCGTCTGTATAATCGTTGGTTAATGGTTTAGGAGTACCATCAAAACCATAAATTGCGTTTAAGTAGCGCTCATTCCAATGACCTTTAAGTAAAAATACATTACCTCGTTTCGCATCACTAGCTAAAGGTTTAGCACGAGTTACTTTATCCCCTTGAGGGCGTACTCCTTCGGTGTCAAATCCCCATAATAATTTCTTAAGATTCGCTTCGACTCTTAATCCTGCACTACCACCTTCTAACTCCCACCGAATTGGCACATAATTGCCGTCTTCTTTAGCGGTTTCAAGCATCCAATCATCAGAATCGGCTGGTGATAATTGTTCTGCACGGGCATCGAGAATATAATAATTGCCTGAGTCATAAGCCATCTTGACTGAAGCGGTATAATAAGCATCGGCTTTCATTGCCTGAGCTGTGGCGGCCATATCCCAAAATCTAATACCATCCATGGCAAATGGTAATGAGTCGATAATCTGAAACCACTCTTTTTTAAATACTTTACCGCCACCTTTGATATTTGCTGGTATGCAGAATAATTCTTCGTCTGCACCGATACCATAATCTTTAATTAATTGCGATCGCCATAACCTCTCATTTTCCTTACTATAATCCCAATTATTGACGAGACAAATACGTTCGTAGAGTCCAGCTTTGATGGCATCATCAAGGTCATATTTGTGAATGGAGTAATCGAATTTTCCTTCAAAAGTTTGTTGAATTATTTGGTTGAAATAATTATCAATTCCATTGTGGGTTGAGATGATTCTAAGTTGTCCACCCCATGCCAAAATTGCCATCCCAGCTTTTAGAAGTTCGGGCAAGTCATCATGAAAAGCGGCCTCGTCAATTACTACTTTTCCTTTCTTGGCTCTTAAGTTTGAAGGACGTGAAGATAAAGCAACGACTTTATGACCACTGGCAAATCTTACTCGATAAACTAATATACTGCGATCGCCGTCTTCTAAAATATCTTTTTCGATACCATTGGTTGCTAATTGATAGGAATTTGCCCACCATCCCACGTCTTCAATATATTGCTCACTCATCTCACGGTTATAGCCAATATAGTAGGTAGAGCATCCTTTAGATTGTGAAGCATCAAGAGCGGAAATGGAGGCATCTCCCCATGATAGTCCTATGCGTCTTGATTTTTGACAGATTTTGACTCTACTATTATCAATCGCCCATTTTTGCTGGTAAGGAATCAGTATCGGTGGCATCTTCCGAAATACCGAGGATTCTAGCCCTGATTTGGTTTGCTTCGATTTCTGTAAGCCCACGGTCAGATCCCATTTGGCTATTTTCGCTAGTAGTTTGGGCGACAAGCCATTGCCTAAATAATTCGGTATTGGCGACAACTGGTTTAAGTCCATAGGATTCTATTAGTTTAATTGCTGATTCTAAGTCTTTAGGTTGTGGTGGCAATACTCTATCTAAAGCCCATTGTGGTACGCCCATATTGGTTACTTCTTTGTCATGGGTTGTGTGAGTTTGTCGCCATTTTTCTTTATACCCTATGATTTGATTATCTGAATTGTAAATAGGGACTTCATTAATTATCAATAATTCAATATTTCTCTCCCTTGTAATTCTGTGACCAAATTTAATTAATTCTGTGATGCGATCTTTCGCGGCTTTTTTAATTGTTTCTGGTAAATTTTGCTTGAATTTTTCCTGTGCTTGACTTACTCTTTCAATAAATTCTGGATTCTTTTTTAACCATCTATAAATAGTTTGTCGAGGAATAGATAATTGCTCGGAAATATAAACTAAAGTTTGTCCTTCTTCTAATAAAGCACATATTTTATCTACGGTTTCGAGGTCATATTTTGCCATAATTACTTACTTTAATCTTTATTCTATTATACTATTTGTAATGTTTAATTAGCACAAAAAAAGGGGATTAAATCCCCTTATAGCAATCATAACTTATTAATTATTATTGTATCTTTTCTATGATAGATTTCTGATTAACTAGAAAATTTCTCCCGTTTTTTTTCCAATCTTTTAAGTGTATTAATTCTCCTGAGTTAATACGAGTACGGATTACGGAAGGAGATATATTAAATTGTCTGTAGGCTTCGGATAAAGAAATCCAATTTAATGGCGGTGGGATTAATTTATTGATTTCTTCTTTGAGTTGAGCAATTTCCTTTTCTAAATTTTTAATTCTTGTTTCGTGATTCATTTCTGACAAAGTTGATTAAAATTATTGATTACTTTTTTAAATGTTTCTGTGTCTATTAATTCAATATTTTCGCATTGATAAGTTGTAAAAATCGTAGTTAAAACAATTGAATTCATTATGGTATTAAAAGAGATGCTTACAAGATTGTTGGCATTAATCAACAGGGAATTATTAGTTGTTTTTTCTTTAATTAATAAATAATTCATTGATGTTGGTCTTTTAGTAGTGATTTATAAGCATTCAAATAATTAAAATTTTGAGTTTGTACAGTGATTAATAAATCAATTAATTCCTCTTTAGAAAATTTATTAGATTGTCGCTTAAAACTTTCTAAGAAAAATTGTTGCTCGTGGGTTAATTCTAGTTTTAAATAGTTCATTTATGAATACCTAAAATGTATTTTGATTTCTCTAAATTCAATCTCATTGACAGGATAATTAGGGTCAATTTGTCTGACTAAAATCATGTCAATTAAATTATCCTTGCTATATCCATTTACTTTTATACCTAAGTTTTTAGCAAAGTTTTTTACATCTTTTTTAGACATTTGTTGGAATTGGTATCGTGTATATTTTGTTGTCATTTTACCTCCATCATTTGTTGATATTGTCCTAATCTTTTAAGAAATTCAATCCGCCAAGGTTTAGGAGAATCGGTAAAAACCTGATAAGTGCGAGGACTCCCACAAATTACGACAACCGCTAATTGATTGATTTTAATGCCGATTTCTTCACAAGCGATGCTATAAGCACCAGCTTGAATAAATTTATGTTCAAGCCATGGTTTTTTCTTCATTCTTTGAGAAGATGTCCAATCAATAATGGTAGGCGATCCTTCAAAATTACAGATTAAATCAGGTTGCCCTTTAAATTTATGTTTATGGCAGAATAATCTTTTTTCTATGATTAAATCACCTTCATTTTTAATTACCTTTAATAGTGGAATAATTAAATTTAAAGAGGGATGGTCAACAGGGTTTTCTTTGCTGAACAAATAATCTTCTATGGCTTGGTGAAGATTTGTACCGTTATCTAATATTTTTTGCCGTTCAATTATTGCACCATCAACGCCGTGAATTTTCTCCATTTTTTTCATCCATTTAAGTAATTTTTGTCGCTTTTCTGGATTTTCTGTTTCTTGAATAATTGTGGTTACTCGTGGATAATTTTGCCCGATAATTTCTAAGGTATTGTTCATAATTGATATTAAATTAATTTGTGTTTTGTTAAAATAGAAAAAACAGTAGCGGTATCCGTATTACATTTAAAGGCTATGTCACTCATGCTATCTAATCCTTTGTTTTCTTGATAAGCAATAATTATTTTAGAAATTTGCTGATAGTTATAGATTTCATTTTCTAAAATATGTAATTTTTCTTGCAATTGTTCTACGGTATTAATAATGTCATCAATCATTTATTTATCCTCCTTTACACAATAATTTAAAGCTCTGAGAACTTGTTTTACTTCCTCTGGTTTTAGATTTTTTAGACTGAGATTTAATTGGCATTTAATTTCACTAAAACCATTTTTCTCTACCTCATATTCTTCTATTTTTATAATGCCATCAGAACTTTTGATGACACTTTGATAATTAGAAATTTTTATTTCGGGATTAGCGTTGTTTGTGTCCATAACCGAATTGTCCTTCTAATAATAATGTTGGTGAAATTGCAATTTCATGATTGTCGCCGTTAAATTTTACATCCCATAATTCGATAGATAATTTACGGGGATTTTTACGGATAAAAATTCCTATTTTTCCTGTTTTTTTGCAGGTTATTTTTTGTCCTTTTACCATGATTTTAAGCCATAAATAGGGATAATTGAACTGGTTTAGTTGTCTCAAATTCTTCATACAATAATGGAAGTTTTTGATTAAGGTTTAGTGCGTGATAAATAGCTTTCCATCTATCAAGTTTGGTGATGTTTTTATAGGCTTCTGCACTCGATGAGTAATAAGGGTGATCTGAGAGAAGCAAGACTTTAGCGTAGGGGATTTCTCTGTATAAAGCACTGTAGAATTTTGATGTTTCTAAGTGCGAATCAACCCTATCTAATTTACCTTTAAAATAAAGATAAATTTTTACAGCAAATTCGTATTGTCTCCAGTAGGGATCGTCAATAAGATTTAGTAGTAATACCCTAGATTTATTTTCAAGAATTAACATTTTTTGCTCGTCATTCATAACTTATTTCCCCTTAATTGCTGATACTTCAATGGTGGATTCTACTCTTTTAAAAGTTAGTCTCATGATTGCTTTAGAGAGATTATTTAAGTGTTTGCCGTGTTCTTCAATGAGCTTATAAAAGTCTTGTTGATGGCGATCTATTTTTTCAGATAAGATTTGATATTCTTCTTCAGAAAACCCAGTAAAGTCAAAGGAAGTTCTAAAAATATCAGGGTAAGATTTTAAGTAATTAGCTTCTTCTCTTAGGTGATTATTCAAGTCAGAAAAAGCCAACATCCATGAGTCTATTTCGACTCGTTTTTGATTCTCTAAAGTAGTCTTTTCTTTTAATTGTTGAGCGGTGGCTAATTGGTTTTCAATTTCTTGTTGCTTAACGATTAAATCGGCTTCTTTTTGAGATAACAATAATCTTTCTTTTTCTAAGGTTTCTTGAATAATAATATTTGCTTCTTTGGCTATTTTAGCATCTAATTCTTGTTGCAATAAATCGAGGTCAGATCTTTGCGATTCAAGAGATTTGAGTGCTAATTCTTTGGAAGAAATATCAGAATTAAGCTCTTTAATTTGCTTATTTTGATTATCGATTGTTTCTTTTAACTGATTTGTTTCTGTTATTTTTTCGTCTAATTTATTTTGAAAGAATAATTCACCTTGTTTGGCTTCTTTCAAATCAGTTTGTAATTGGTTAATTTTTGCTTCATACTCTTTAGTTATTTCTTTGATTTCTTTCTCAGTTAATGCTTTACCTTTAGTTGTTGTTTTGGATTTGAGAGATTTGATTATTTCTTGTTTTTCGCCTTCATTTTCAGCTTTTAATAAAGCGGAAGCGATGGCATCTAATCCACTCAAACTATTAGGTAAATTTATGTCAGAGTCTAAAGTTTCTACTTGACTTTTGCCCACTCTTAAAAAGCGGTTGGCAACGGATTCAGAATAACCTAATTCTTTCTGACACCAGTCGATAAAAGCGGGATAACTACCCAAATTATCGTGTTGGGATTTCGCATAATTTGCAAGGGCAAATAAACCTTCAGACACCATTTTGCCCGTAGTTTGCATTAGGGCTTTATTCTCAATGCTTTTTCTGATTTGTTCTTCAGAATAATTTGAATAATCAAAAACTGTTAGTTGACTCATAATTTTCTCCTATGGTAAAAAGGGAGCGGTTAAACTCCCTTTGATTAATTAGTTTTTAGTTTTGGATGCTTCGATTGCTTTTAATTCTTTTTGGGCTTCTAACAATGATTCAGGCTCGTTGATGACTTCAATCATGGTTGGTGGCAAATTCGTATCTTGTAAATTTGGATTGGTATTTAGAAAGTCTGCAATTAATTGTAATTGTGAGATTTCTTCATCGGTGCGTGGTCTCCAATCCCAATTGACTGAGTAGTAATTGCCGTATTCTCCAGTATGTTTTTCAAACTTGGTTTTAAAAATACCCACGCCCGGATCTTCAGTCTCCATAATTTCGATGGCTTTTTGTCCTAGTTGCGATAAGGTACGGGTTTTGACGTAAGTTACACAAACGGTATTTGAAGGGATTTTGTTTTCTGATGGTGCGGCGACGAACCAAATTTGTAACCAAGATGCACCTTTAGTTTTGCCTAACGAGCCGTAAAAGTTACGCATGGCAATGATAGAAATTTCGAGTTCGTTGCCAAGAAGGTTGTCTTCTCCCACAGTCCATTGTCCTATTTGGCAGTTATTACGAATTGCATAAGGTGGAGTGAAATGGTTGATTTGTTCTTTGTTAATTTTGCCAAAAATTGAGATAGATGGTAATGATAATGAGCCTTTTTTTTCTTTCGTGATAGTCATGTTAGTTTCTGTTGATTTTGTTTTCTTTTAGTGCGTTATTGGTGGATGCGCAACCCCCACTTTGATTATTTATTTAGGGTTTCTAAATAGTTTCTACGGGCGATAATTGTGTCTGTTTTTAATCCCATTAATATAGATAATTTTTCGTAGAGCAACAATCAAATAAATTAAGAATAATGTTGTCTTCTTTAGGATCAAAAAAGTGTGGTTTTGGTTTTAGTTTTGCCATTGATCTAATTCTATTTCGGTGTTAAGGAGTAAGACATTAAGGATTTCATCAATGGTTGGTGATTCATTTTCTGCGAAATATTCTTCAAAAAATTGAGTATCAAGAGTCATATTTAGTTCGTGATAAATAGTGATTGCTTTTGATAAAGCGTTCATGCCTTCTTTGAGAGTTTCGATGATAAATTTACGTTTTAATTCTTCGTTGAGAGCGGTATCTAGCATTTCCATTAGTTTTTTTTGTGATTAGTATATAGACATTTTGATCATTCGACTTAGGAGTATTTTAAAAGAGGAATTTTGGTTATTTTCCCTTCTTTAATTTCGACTTTTTTCACCTCGTCAGGCTGAGTTACTTTGAAGTAACCATCGGGGTATTTTGGTCTATCTTTGTGGATAAATTTACGTCTTTTTTCTTCCATTAAAACGGCTCTCTCCAATCAATTTCTGGTTTAATTACGGCTTGAATCGAAAGAATATGATCGTTTGGGTACTTGTTTAGATAATTTTTTAAGTCATCTACTGAGCTGTAATATTCTTCACCAAAGTAATAAATGTGTTCAAAGAAAGATGGGAATAAACTAGAAACTAAATATTCTTCACCTTCTTTTAAGTCAGGGATTGATTGATTTTTGTTAAAAATGGGGATGTATCTGTGACTTGTTACGGCATAATCGACACGATAATGAGACTCATAACTATCCTCTAAAGCCATATCGTCAATGGCTTCGGATACTATTTTTGGGGAATAGCTATCAACGGGAAAGTAAAATTTTTTGTAACGATAAGAACTGTAGTGAGTAATTTTTACCGTTACTTCGAGATGATGATCTGGTATAGGTGCAAGTATTTGATAGTTCTTGAGCAAAGAACTAATATGGGTATAAGTCATTTTAGGTAGTTTTGTTTTTTAGATACCAATATCTTAACGTACTATCTATTTTATGTCAAGACGTTTAGTAGATAAATAAAAATATGAAAAGATTAATTTTAGCTTCAGTTCTTAGCTGTCTTTTTGGCTCTCCTATACTTGCTTCAGAAATAGTTGCAGTAACAGATGGGGACACTATTACGGTTAAGGAAAATAATCAGAATATTGTGATTCGATTTGCTTGTATTGATGCACCTGAACCTAATCAAAATGGCGGTACAGCTTCGACTAATCGATTAAAACAGTTATTGCCCGTAGGCAGTATTGTTGATTTGACGATATTTAATAAGGATCGATACGGGAGAACTGTGGCGATCGTAAGTAAGGACAAATTAAATATCAATTTAGTAATGGTACAGGAAGGTCAAGCCGTTATTGATCCTCGATATATCAATAATTGCAGTGATTCTGATAGATATATTCAAGCTCAAAATCAGGCTCAAATTATGGGTAGTGGTTTTTGGAGATTACCAAATCAGATAATGCCGTGGGACTGGAGAGCAAATAATCAAAATAAGCCCATGACTTCAGTACCTATAAAACCTGACTCAATATCAAAGCCAAAACCCGTTAATTTGCCTAGCTGTGCAAAGGGTGGAGATTGTGATTGCAAGGATTTTAAAACTCAAGCAGAAGCCCAAAGAGTGTTTAATGCCTTCCCTGGTGATCCTCATAAATTGGACAAAGATAAAGACGGCATTGCTTGTGAGAATTTAAAATAGTATTAACTATAGGCAATAACGGCTTGATACATTTTAAAATCATCAGGAAGGCTAACTATTTTATAGCAATGCAAATTTAGCAAGTCTATATCCTTTTTTCTCATCTCGTAATAAAGAATCGAAAATTGTTTGTGAGTCAGTTCTGGAGTAATTCCTTTCTTATTTTCCCAGCGACTCACAATCTTTACCTGACTATTTAGTAAATTAGCAAACTCATTCTGAGTTAGTCCGAGTGAAAGGCGAATTGCCCTGAAAATAACATTTGCATCGTGAGAATGAGGTGGCTGTTTGATTTCTTTCTTTAAAATTTCAACGTGATTGAGCATAGTATCAATATTTTTTTCAATAACATTATTATTGTTCATAGCTTTATGGTATCATCAAAATAGGTTTACAGACTGATAGTCTTTATCTTTAGTAGATAAAACTATCAGTAATCTAAAAAACAAAACTAAATATTTTCAGGGTTGCTCCCCTGTAAATATCTATCTTTATTCTACATCATGTCTCTAAATTTTAGAGAAACCTTGATATATATACACTTCTTGTCTAAAAAAATAAGACTATGTGTCTTTTGTCTAAATATTTTGATAAAAACCGATGAGTAAAAACAAATTTTTTAAGTTGGATGAATCAATTGCACAGAAATTAATTGAGGCAGATTTAAGTCAAAAAGCCATGAAATTGTGGCTTTATTTAATTACAAAAAACCCGTTTGGAGATCGAGAAGAACCTTTAATCTTTGAATTAATAGAGAGGGATTTAGGATTAAAAAAACATAGTTTTTATCGTGCCAAAGCTGAGTTACAGCAAAAACAACTTTTTGATTTTACCGACACTCATTCTACATTTAGAAGTGTCCTGAAAACTAAAGAGGATAAGGCTGTGACGATTTCAGTCACTCCAGTTGCAGAATCAGTCACTCCAGTTGCAGAATCAGTCACTCCAGTTGCAGAATCAGTCACTGAGTTGCAGAATCAGTCACAAGATTTACAGAAATTGTCACAGCTAAACAGAAACAGTCACTCTAGTTGCAGAATCAGTCACGAGCAAGGGGTAGAAGCTAATAATAGCAACGGTTCTAAAACCTCTCAGACTAATTCAGACTTATACAGACTTAATAAGACTAATTTAGAGTGTGTGCAGACTCTTACGCGCGAGGAAGATTTTTGGACACACACACCCGAGAAAAATGAGGTTAAAATTTTTTCTTTGGAAGAAGAAGAAGAAAGATTGACGAAAGAGGTAATTTCTAATTTCAATCAAAAACAAGAAAAACCAAAACCAAAAATTGAGATTCAAGAGGATACCAATTCAGTCGCCACAGATGTTGAAGTTTTAAAGAATGAAAGTTCCGCAGGTAGTGCGAACGTCATTAAAAATATTGACAAAATGACATGGCAAGATTTTGACTGGATTGATAATTTGTACGCAAATTACCGTCCTAGTCGTTGGAAGGCGGAATACCCACTGAAGGTTAAAAAGGTGCTTGAAGGGCTAAAAGAATCGCTTAAGGACATGGATGGTGATGTTTTAAGACTTCAGTGTTGTGTGAAAAATGCTTTTAGAAGGGTTGAGAGCAATCCGAGTCTTTGGGGATGTAGTTTTGCTTGGGTAATGAGCTATGACAATCTTCAACAATTGGCATGGGAGTATGAAGCGGAAATATCTTTAGCACCTAGTCGAAAATTACAGTACAAAAAGCAAGAGAACGATGTCTTAATGGCTTCTTTTGAACAATTAGCAGAACAATACGTTTAAAAATTTGTCCAATGCTACTTATGACGTTAAAAGATGACAGTGATTTTTATTCAATTTTGGAGATTTTCACGATGGATGTTGCTACTTTTTCACGATTGTTTAGACCTGTTGCTCAAAGATTTTTCACGAAAGAACTTGATGTAGCAATACTAAGGTGCTATTACGAAACCTTAAAACATTTGTCACCAGAGCAATTAGAACGGGCTTGTCAATGGGCGATTATCACTCAGGATATGTTTCCGTCACCTTTAAAAATGATTCAATCTTTGGGTGGTAATACTGATGCGATTTGGAGTGATTTGCTGAAAAAATCGGCTCAATTATCGGCGGTGCGGTACGACATTGACAAATTTCGCCGTCTTGATCGTCAATTAAAAGCTGAGTTAAGCCCTAATGTGGCTTTATTCCTTCAGGAGAATAATATTAGTTTGTTGAATCTTGGCGATCGCAGTGAAGGGGATTTGATTTATTTGAAAAAGACTTTAAATTCTTATCTGGTGAATAATTTTCAGATTGAAACGGTTACTCAATTATTGAAAGATACTACAGACAATAATCGTACTTTGCAGAATGGTTGTTCTCTCAATTAGTTCGCCCAACTTTGAATGGGTTTTGAGTCAAAAAACCCAGACAAAACATGGACTCAAACAATGAGGTCAACCATTATTTATCGAATCTTTACTATACCTTAAAGGGGACAAAAAATGAATCAAAATATCGATGATTTAATTTCGCAATTACCGCAATTACCGCAACTGGAATCAAAAAAAGCTGAGATTCAAGATAGTGGTGGTAATAATTGGAAGTGTTATTGTTGTGGGGATAAAGGAATTGTGCATCCCCATTTGGCACGATTAGTAATTGCTGATTATGATGCTTCAAATAATAATACTCCTTTGCCTTTGTGCCATCATTTTTCAGAATGTACTCCTAATTGGGTGGCTCAGGTGGATGTAGATAATCGCTTTGATCGAGATATTTGTGAAAATCTACACAAAATTAATCTATTGCAGTGGAAGAAACACTCAGAACAGTGTGCAGTGAGTATTAATGAGCGGAATCAGAAAAAGATTAAAGATTTTACCTCTTGTTTTGGTTCTTCTATTTCTGTTGAAAGTCAGGAGGTTTTTTGATGAGACAGAAGTTTACCACAAAGGAATTAAATTTTATTCGAGATAGTCTCGAAAAGGCAATGACCTATAAAGAAATTGCAAATTCGTTGCAACGTTCTTATAATTCTGTGGTGTGTTTTATTTGTCGCAATAATTTAATTTCTGGCAATACTCCCAGACTTAAAACAACAAAAGCGGAGGAGGATTTAATCCTCCAGCTTCACTCTCAAAATATCTCCGTTACTGAAATTTTACAGAGGGTGGGGAAAAGTCGCAAAACTATCTATAACGTGATTAATCGGTATAAATAAGATGAAAATGTCAAGGTGCTGGTATTGCAATCATTTTTGTTCTTCTCCTGTTATTAAAGACAAAAGAGGACTTTTACACCTCGATTGTTACGATGCTTTGAATAGAGTTGCTTTATATCGAAAAAATTTGTTGTTTATTGATAATACTGAAGAGGTGATTATAAATCGAGATTTTAATTGTATAAATGATCAAGAATTTAGGTTACTTGAATTTATATATAATTATAAATTAACGAGGGAAAAAGAACCCACTCAAAGAGAAATTGCTAGTTATTTAAAAATTGATATAAATAAAATTATTTATATAATTAGAAAACTTGTTAGTAAAAATTTTTTACTTTATAATTCTTTTAGAGGTGGTTCAAAAGCTGAGAAATATCAATTTATTGTTGATTATAAATCAATCCCACTTTGTTAAAATGTTACAGTGAGACAGCTTGACAGTACGCATTATTAGGATTATTTTTTATTTATTATAGTCCTAATTTTGTTAGAATTATAGTTAGTTAATTAGTGGAAATAATTATGAAATTAGTAGATATTAAAGAGACTCTTCATGTAAATGAATTATCAATATCTCAGGCAAAAGAATTGCAACAATTATTAAATAATCACGGATATAATTTGGTAATTGACGGGCTAATTGGTAATAAATCTAAGACGGCGTTAAAGCATTTTAAGGATAAAAATTTTTTAGGTTATCCTGAATTTGTGGGAGAAACTACTATCCAAGTTTTGAGAGAGGATAGAGAAAATAATCCTAAAACTCAAAATGATTTTTCGACTAAACAAGGTACGGTAAATTCTATTATTTCTGAGTGTAAAAAGCAAGGTTTGCCTCTTAAAAATCAAATTGCCTATGTGTTAGCGACTACCCAGTGGGAAACGGCTAATACTTTTCAACCCGTCCGAGAAGCCTTTTGGCTTAGTGAGGACTGGAGAATGAAAAATTTACGCTATGCCCCATGGTATGGCAGGGGATTCGTGCAGATTACATGGAAGGCAAATTATCAGAAATATTCACGAATTTTGGGCGTGGATTTCGTTTCTAATCCTGATAAGGTTTTAGAGCCAAATGTTTCGCTATTTATCATGGTACATGGATTTAAAACTGGTAGCTTTACGGGCATGAAGCTGGAGGATTATATTCACACTGGTGGCACGGATTTTTATAATGCTCGGCGAGTTATTAATGGAATTGACAAAGCTCAGGATATTGCCGATCTTGCTAGAAAATGGGTTAAAAAAATTTAGCAGTATAAATATATTAAGTACAAAATTATTAAGTAAATGCGTATTGAGTACATAAATAGTAGGTACACAAATATCAAAGAACATAAACACTAAAAACATAAATACTTTAGTAATATTGTATTAAGTACATAAATATTAAAGTACAGAAACATTAGAGTAAATCTATATTAAGTAATCATGTATTAAGTACAATTTTATTAGGTAAATATGTATTAGGTACAAAATTATTAAGTAAATAGGATCTACTTTTTTGCTATTGTAAGGTGATAATCATATTTTGAGGTCAACATGAGAGGTCACAAACAAGTTCCGATAAGACTTTCAGCCGAAAATCAGGCGAAATTATTAGCGATCGCAGATTTTTATGGCTATCAATACGCTGGAAAGCCTAGTATTGGTAAGCTCTTGAATGCTATTGCGGAGGGGGATTTAGTCGTTATCAAAAAAAACTTTCCTATACCCCTTGACAAGTGATAATCACTTAAGTTATATTAAAAGAGTAAACAAACAAGAGGTCACACAATGCAACACACTACACACAAACTCAAAGTATTACAAGCTGATATATACCCTACCGAAGTATATTGTCACCTCGATGATGAGACAGGGATATGGATACCACGCACTAATCACATGGCACTATCCAATGTGATCTGTGATCCCAAGAAGGTAGTAATCAAGTACTAAGTACTAAACTACCCGTACACATCTACCTAATAGGTGTGTACTCAATACATAATTACCAAGTACATAAGCACTCAATACATACCTACCTAGTATTTTTCTACTCAATACATAATTACTAGGACTCTCAAAGAACAAGTGACCTAGTTAAGTCCTTAAACTAACTTCACTACACTTCAACACTACACAACAGATAAAAGTCATGAGAACCGATAAATACGTTACAAGTCAAGTTCAATTAATCGATGGTAAAATTGCTGAGATCGCACGTTTAGAGGCACTTATTAAGCAATTGAGAGATGAGATCCGCAACGATAGCCAAATCAGACAAGCCCGTGAGACTGCAAATAATGAGCTAAGAGGACTCTTAGGACAGTTCAAGTCTCTGTTAGGAGACATGGCTGGTTTATTCCCCATTGAGTTTCTCGATGACGTGACAGCCGAAGTTGCAGACATCACTACCGAGATTAAAGAAGACTGGGATAATTTCACGGACAAGGGCGATCGCTTCTTGGGTGGAGAAGATGAGGAAATTGCAGATGATACTACTCCAGATGATTCACCTTCCGAATTAGGTAGTGAGGATGAAGTAAATGAAGTAGTCGAAACTATTGAGACTATCGATGTAATTGTTGAAGATGAACAGGAGGATGATAGCCCTGATGAAAAGGTTTTAAGTGCCACAAAATTGGCACAAAGGCTAGGGTTTAGTAGCCACCATGAGGTAACTAATCAGTTTAAGGCACTGAGTCAGGAAGAGTTTATCGAGTGGACTAAGTCGCTAGATCCCGATGGTTATGGATGGGACAAAGTCAATGGTAAGTATCGAGTCGTAGCATAAATAGCTGAGCAAGTATAAGTTTTACCCTCTTCGGAGGGTTTTTTTGTGTCTATTTTTCTTTGATATTGTCTAAATCTTTCTCTATATCCAAAAGTTTGTCAGACAAGGTTTTTCCTCTCATTGCACT